TATCCTGCTAGTTATAAAACTAATATGTATATTGTCAAGTTCGAAAAAGATGTATCGACAGTTCAACGAGTATTTGAATCTGACCCCACATCATATCAACTAACATATACATTAGTCAATTCCTTTCCAATTAATATCATTAGTACTCCTATTTCATATGAGGGAAGTCAGATTCTCAAGTTTTCAGTATCAATGAGTATGCAGAGATATACAATTGATAAATCTCAAATTGTCGCTACAGATTGACTAATAAATATACACACTGAGGTTTCTAGAATATTATGCCTTTACCAAAAATTGCAACACCTACCTATGAGTTGGTGTTACCTTCTACAAAGAAGACTATTAGCTATCGTCCTTTCCTTGTGAAGGAGGAGAAACTTCTTGTTCTTGCTTTAGAAAGTGAAGATAGTAAACAGATCACAACTGCAGTTAAGGCTGTAATTAAAAATTGTGTGACAACAAGAGGTGTGAAAGTAGATCAACTACCTACATTTGATATTGAATATCTGTTCCTCAACATTCGTGGCAAATCTGTTGGAGAAGAAGTAGAAGTTAACATTACTGCTCCTGACGATGGTGAGACACAGATCCCTGTAACTATTGCTCTTGATGAGATTAAAGTTGTAGAGAGTGAAGATCACAACAAACAGATCAAACTTGATGATGAGTTGATGATGGAGATGAGGTATCCTTCATTGGATCAGTTCATTAAGAACAACTTCTCTGATACTGATGAGTTGAATATTGAGAAATCATTTGAACTGGTGGCAAGTTGTATTGATAAGATCTACAATGAAGATGAAGTATGGTCTACTTCTGACTGTACTAAGAAAGAAGTTGTTGAATTCCTTGAGGGTATGAACTCAATTCAATTTAAACAAATTGAGAAGTTCTTTGAGACAATGCCTAAACTTTCACATACAGTTGAGGTAGTCAATCCAAAAACTGAAGAGAAGAGTACTATCGTACTGGAAGGTCTCTCAAGTTTTTTCGCATAGCCATGATCCACATGGATCTTGAGGCTTACTTTAAACTCAACTTCGCTTTGATGCAGTACCATAAATACTCATTGACAGAGATTGAAAATATGATGCCTTGGGAGCGTGATGTTTATGTCGCACTTCTCCAACAACACCTTGAGGAAGAAGAAGAAAAGGCTAAACAGAGGAGTTAATGGCTTTAACAATCTACGAAGGAATCAAAGATGATCAACAAGTCGATGAGAATATCGATGAGGAGATTCTTCGCCTTCTTGGATTGGAGGATGTAAGTGACTTAGATTATGATGAATATAAAACTCTTCTGAGGGAGAGGATAGCTGCTGGTAGAATGCCAGACAATGATATTCCTTCAGAAGATACGGAAAGACTTACAGAAGAATTTAAAAGAGTAAAGAAAGAGACTGGTAGATTTAAGGTAAAGAATAATAAGATCAAGTTTGATTCTGTAGTTAAGGCAACAGAGAAACCAAGACCAATATCTAATCCTACCAAGACATTGATGGGTAGTGATGTAGAACCTGAAGAAGAAACTGAAGTAAAGAGTGATGGACCACAAGACGTGATGGGGTTTCTCACTGCAGTGGTGGCTCCTAGTCTCTCAAAGATTGAGACAAGTCTTTTTAATATTCTTTCAAATCTAAGTAGTCAGCAACAAGCAGAAGATAAAGCCTCAGAAAAGGGTAGAGTTGCTGGTCAGAAGGCAAAGAAAAGAGATAAGGAAGAGAAACAAGAGTCAGGAAAAGGTCTCTTGGATGGTTTGGGGAATATAGGTAAGAAGGTTTTATCACCTCTGTCCGATCTTTTTAGCTCTATCTTTAAGTTTCTTTATAATATTGTTCTTGGTATGTTGGCACTTGGAGTGCTTGAGTTCCTGAAAGATCCTGGTAAGATATTCAGAGATATTGGTAATACGATTATTGATTTCTTCAATGGGTTTATCAAGAGTGTATTTGATTTTGTATTCTGGCCTATGAATACTTTTATCAACTTAATAAATGGTGCTGTCAATGAATTTGAGTTTGCTATAAACAGTACTATAGGTAAGATACCTGGTATTCCTGATCTCAAACTTCCAGATATTGATAACATAGAAGCTCCACAGATACCAAAGATTGAACCTCCTCCAGAGAAGACTGAAAAACCAAAAGATCCTGCTGCAAAAGTATCTATTCCTGCAGCTGCCATGACAGGTGGTGGTGAGATTACTAATGTCACCAATAAGTATTACCAACTTATGGAAGGTGGTGGTGGTAAAGTTAAAACTGATAGTGGAGAGAAGGTTACAGGTGCTGGTCCTGATACACAACTGGTAGCACTTCAACCTGGTGAAATTGTGATGAGCAGACCAGCTGTAGATACCTATGGTGCTGATACTCTGTTGGGTATGAACGCAGCTGCTGGTGGGACCAATACACCTAAGATGGCAAAGGTTCAGAGTGCCTCTGGTGGAGGTTTGATTCCTGCTATGTCTGGTGGTGGTTATGTTGGAGCAAGTAATGTTGTTGATACTGGATATCAAGACTATAAAGGTAGACCAGTCATGTTGGCGCCACCTGCAGCATCTGCATTCAAACAGATGGTTAGTGATGGAATGCCATACAATCCTGCTGATGTCGCAAATGTTTATAGAGACAAAGCTGAGTACAATAGATTAAAAAGTCAAGGATATAGTCCAGCTTCAAATAGTTTCCATAACCATGGTGAAGCTGCTGATATCCACGGTGCAATGAACACCTGGATCAGAAAGAATGGTGCTAAGTATGGATGGAAGGCTAATGATTATAGTGGATCACATGGTGGCCACTTTGAATACAAAGGTGGTGGTAGTGGCAAAACCCAAGTAGATCCTCAAGAGACTGTAACAGGTAAACCTAAATCATCTAGTGGTGGAGGAGGAAGTAGCAAAGGAAGATGGGGTCCTATTCTTGACCTAATCGCTGAAGGGGAATCAGATACATCTGGTGGATATGATGCTATGAATCCTGGTAGAAATACAAAAGCTGAGGGTAAACCAATCACTCAGATGACTATGAAACAGGTCAGAGATATGGCTATGAGTTCTACCAAGGGAACAGGTGCAGCTGGTAGGTATCAAATTATGCCAGCATATAATGGTGTGAATGTGTTCAAACAATTAGTAGAGTCTGTTGGTCTAAACTATGAGACAGATTTATTCTCACCTGCAAATCAGGACAAGATGGGAATCTATCGTTTAGCAGTGACCAGAGGAGGAAATGATTGGTTATCTGGTAAGATGTCAGATGAAGCTTTTGGTAAAGGAATATCTTATGAGTGGGCAGCACTCAAGAGTAAGTCTGGTGGTGCCTATGATGGTGATGGTAGAAATAAATCTACCATTGGATATAATAGAGTACTCAAAGCAATGGGTGATGTAAAGAGTGGTAAGGGTGTTAGTACAGAAGATTTGAATGTTCCAAACATGACACCTGGATCATCTGAATCTCCTCAAGTAAGTACAACACCTGCGCCCGCATTGGACTTCTCACCCATTGCTGAGATGGCAGGAACACCAGGTTCCAATAATAAATCATCAGGACCAAGTACCTCAGACTTGGCTGTTCCAAGTATGACACCTGGTAGTTCTTCACTACCAATAGTATCACCTAAAGTAAAACCATCATCAAGATCTAATATACAACCACCCAAGTCTCGAACTGGATCAGGTGGTATTGTTCCTCTACCTATACCAGGACAAAAACAACCAACTTCTAGTTCTGGTGGAAACCAAACAGACGCACCCATGTTCCCATCAACAGATCAGAATAATCCTGAACTGTTAGTCGTTAAATCCATTTATAATATCGTATAATGGCTGTAATATCAGGATCTATAGCGGCAATCACAGCCGCATCTAAAGTCTTGGCCGGTGCGATGACCAAGAAAGCAGTGATGGATGGTGCCAAGAAATTTGTAAAAGGTAAGGCTACGAATGTTGTAAAGAATAAAGTTACTGGTAAAGGTAGAAAGAAAAAGAAAGGTAAGGGTGAAGAAGGTGGCACTGATGAACCT